CATCTTTGCTTGGCTGATACCCTTTGATGATATGTAATCGTTTAACGTCATAATTTATTTATGCCTGAGTGTTGACAGGCTGTCAATTACTTGCTACTGATTGTTTACACATTGAACAAAACGATACGTTTTAATACAGAAAGAGACATGATGAAAGAAGCACCTGTATCACTAAAGGACATGGGATATTACCATGACAGTGCGTCTGGAGCTACTGCAACCAAGGATGAAATGTTCTTGAAGTTGTGGTTGCGGAAAGAGCATAAAATGAATTTCCCTATGGCAGCTAGACCTTGGGCTGGCATATCTGTGCAGCATGGCGCGAACCTTGCCCTTGGTTTGCAAGACTATAATGAGATCATTGGGCAGCAAGAAGGTATGCCCATTGCTGAAGCCACCAGACATATGATGGCTAAGTATGATGAATATAAACCGCGTGATTGGGATGATGGCAAGGACGCAGAAGAATATGATGCGTTTCGTGAAGTGTTGCCAGAAATGATGGCTCATTCTATCGCTGGTGTTAATGAATTTTTCCAAGGCGCAAACCAAATTGCCGGAGAACATCAGCGTTGGCTTGATGAGCCAAAGAGTGATGTGCCTATTATGTTGTACCAAGATTTTAGTGGGGCTGGTACACAGATCGATCTTAAATGCTCACTACCAATGCGTAATCCTGTCAAGAAGGACGGCACAAGAACTTGGCGCACACCAAAGCCAAAGACCGAACCCACTTGGCAGCAAGTCGTACAACAATCAATCTATTGGAAGGCTACTGGCGAAACACCAGCATTGCTGTTCGTTACAGGATCAGGCTACCATATCTGCACACCAGAAAATTGTGAAGCGTTGTCAGAGGCTAATCTGAACCGCGCTTACAATGAGGCCGTTCAAAGCTGGGTAATCACTCAGAACTTGTTGAAGGCCGCTAACGGTTCATGGCGCACACTCTTTGGCCTTGTCCAGCCGGACATGACAGAGATTGCAAGGCGGCATGGCCCATCTATTATAACACTAGCTAAACAGGCATGGAGTATCTAATGAATTATCTATTGAGAGTATGGAATAAATTTATTGGCAGAGAAAAGAAATTCTCTGAGGCCAAGCATGGCGACATTATCAAAACAGTGAGATCGCTTGATGTTAACGATTATATCGTTGCCTACAGCAAGGATGACCGCAATTCTGTTCATTCAGCAGCGCACGCTGCCTTTGGCAAAGGTCATATCAAGACCAAGTTCAATAAGGAAGTGGGGGGCTGGATATGCACAAGGGTGAAATAGTCGATCTGTTTGATACGCCAGCCTACAAACTAGCAAGGCGTAATGATCCGCAAACCAGCAAGGATGCGGCTAAAAGCATAGACGCAAACTACATGGAGCAAGTGGTTCTGGATGCAATTGAAATGTTTGGTGCAGCAGGGTGCATCTCTGACGAGGTACAGGATGCCCTGCCGCATCATCGATATAGCACGATCACCGCAAGATACAAGCAGTTAAAAGAAAAAGGCTTGATAAAGGTTGATGATCGCAAACGTAGGGGCAAGTCAGGCAGAGGCCAGCTTGTTATGTGGGCTACACCATTCTACAAGGGAGAAGAACAATGAGGATAGAGTACAGAAAGGAATTGTTTTATCAGGGTGAAATCAAATTCACAGGCACAGGCCATGTTGATATGGATGCGTTTGATGAAAATATGCACACAGAAATAGAAACTGTTGCTACGTTTCACGATGAGGAAGCAGAAAGGCTTTGCCGCCCTGTGTTAGAAGCTTACGGTGCAGAACTTGAAAAGCGAAATAACGATGAGCCTGAAGCTGATAGCGTCACCCTTGAAAGAACGGTGATTAAAGACGGTGATTTTAAAAGTAAACCGTTAGATATATCTTTTTTCTGGGGTGTCGGAGATTGGGAATATAATGGCAGTATTCTTGATATAGGCATGGGCTTTGACCCAACCGATTACGGCTGGGCTGAAGATGCAACCGATATTAATGACAAGCCTTTTGATTGGAATACACAAAATGTTTATTCGCAAATTCCAAAGGAAGAAGATTTTATTCTAGTCTGCCAGAAAGAAATTGCTCAAGAACTAAGGTTTGGTTTTCACAAAGATACTGATGGCTCGACACCAGAAGAAAATGCTGATGATGCTATCGAAAAAATGCACCGCATGATCATGCTTCATCGAAATTTATACAATCGTGATTGGGATGCCGCATCGCAAAAATGGTTTTGGGAGTAAGGCCATGACGAATGAAGAACACATTGAAGATTTGCATACCCAAATGGCTACCTTGCAAAACGAACACAACGAAGCTTGGCAGCACGTTGATAATCTTCAAAAGCACGTTGAGCAACTAAACGACAAGGTTGCCTCACTTGAAACCGCACTGTCTGTATTTACGCATTTGATTGCAGACAGGCTTGGCATAGAAAGGACATCTCACTAATGGCTGAGAACCAATTTAGCAATGTCATGGATTTTGTTAATGAATTGAACAAATCGCATGGCGTAACGCAACGCGGTGGTAAGAAATACACCCAAGTTGTGCATCGAATGGAAGCGTTCAGACGTTTCCTTGGCCTTGACTACGGCGTTGACACGCAAATAATGGTTGATGATGGGCATCGCGTTGTCATCAAAGCCACCATTACTAACAACACCGGCAACCAGATTGGCTCTGGCATGGCTGAAGAAATCAGAGGCCAAGGTCATGTCAACACCACATCTGCTTTAGAGAACGCAGAAACATCAGCCATAGGACGCGCACTGAGCAGCATTGGCCTTGCTGGTGGCGAGTATGCCTCATCTAATGAGATGGATGCCGTCACGCGCAAATCTGAGGCGATTAAGAGCAGTCCTGCACCAGCACCAGTGGATCAATCTGCTGAACCTAGCGAGTGGGAAGCGTTGTTGCGTGAAATCGATGTGAAGTTGAAGAACACCAAGACCCATAAAGAGTTATTGGATTTCATGGGTGGCGGTCACTTCAAAGACAGAATGGCAGCTATGCAAGCGGCTGATCCAGATAAGTACCAAATCGCTAGAGATATGCTTGTCCGTATGAACACTAAATTAAAACCACAGGGGTAAATGATGAGAAAGTATGAAAAAGTTTGTTCGATCCGTTTGTTTAAAAATGATGATGGCAAAGCTGCCTATTCCAACAACAAGTGGAAGCCTTATCGTGATGGCGCAAATGCCGACATTACGCTGCGCGGTGACAATACCTATAGCGTAAAAGGGTTCATCAATGATGATGGCTCAATTGGCGTAAGCATTAGCCAAGTGGTTGAGTATGAAGGCACTGACAATCCGGCTGATAATATTTCTCAAGGCGGTTTCAAGAGTGCAGCCCAAGCTGTGCAAGCCAAGTATCACCCGACAAAGGAGCAGCTAGATGACACAGACGTTCCGTTCTAAGCCATCTGACGACAAGATATTTTATTCTGTTTCAGAGGCAGCAGAAATATTGTTTGGTAGCGCAAGCAAAGCTAGGCTTGTTCGCAGTTCAATTGCAAAAGGCCAGATCAAAGCCCAGAAGTTCAATGACCGTTACTATGTTCGCATAGATGAATTGATCAAAAGGGGTGGGGATCACGCTCAAATGAGTAAGGCAATCAATGGCAAAGAAGAAACAAACTAGCCATTACAGCAGAGAAATAAGCGTGGTGCATTGTGACGATTGTGGCAATGCCCACGACTTGCTTGTAGGCCAATGGATAATCAACGGCGAGGGAAGGTTATTGTGTCATGGCGCAGGAAAAAGTTGTGCAACTCAGCGTTACCAACGACAGGCAACGCCAAGAGGCTAGAGAAATAGCCTATGATTATTACATCCACCTGATAAACAATGGCTGGGGATTATTCCGTATTCTTGAAGAACACGGCTACGAAAGCCATCAGCCCAAACACATACCATCAATAGAAAAAGAGAAAAGTGGCTGGCTAACTGAGCCGTATGTCATTGATTGTTTGGCGCAGTATATCCTGGATGGATACGACTTCTTGCTCTAGCAATCCCACTTACGCAAAGCTTTATTAATACGGCTGTTAGGATCACGCGCTGTCTTCCGGCTAGTAAGTTTCTTTTTCATGCCCTTCATTCTAGCGCAGAAACTCTTGCGTCTAGCCGCAGCTTTCGGTGATTTCTTTGCTTGCTTCCTAGATACAGGCGGCTTTAAGTTCATCCCCTGACGTTTGGCAGATGCCCTTCCCTTGGCGTTCAACCCGCCTTTGGGATTTTTTCCCGCTTTGCGCTGCCATGCCGGTGACTTAGCCATCTTCCTTCAACCCATGAACATAACCGTTTTTTCTGTTGTAAGTCAGCGTTTCCTTGCGACCTTCTTCTACATAACTGCAATGAACCCAGCCAGTATTGCCACCAGTATAACACTCAAGGATCAATTGATCGAACTCTAAGTTGGCTTCAATCCATCTAGCCAGTTCATAATTATCAACGCCAGCCACCTCAAAGTCTGCCGCTTGACCTTTAGCGTGCTGACTGTCAATGCTACTGCCAACAGCGATACATAACTCAGGCGACCTAAAGCCGCTTGAAACAATGAATGAACCAAACTCATCACGGATTGGCTGCAAAATATTCTCACATAGCAAAGCCATAGCGTGTACTTGAACATCATCAGGCTCATTGGGGATGCCTTTGCGTTCAGCCGTCTGGCTCTTGACCATCTCAGCCAAGCTAAAGTTTTTTGATAGCTGCACTATTTTTTCTTCTTTGCTGTCTTTGCGGATTGCTTAAATGCTTTTGATGTAGGCGCACCCTTGCTTCCAGGCTTCCGCATTTTCTCACCAGAGCCAGCAGCAATACGCTTACGTTTGGCATGGATGTTTGAATAAAGACCTCTTTTTGGCATTACTTTTTCCTTACATACTTGCTGACCGCACGATTACCAAACCAGAATGACATAATCGCAGCAAACAAACCTTGCGTGTCACCACTCCATAATAGTTCTACAGCGGCTTTCCAATCGCCGCCACTCTCAAGAACCTTGATAACTATAACAGCTTCTACAGCGCAGAACAAAAGAAAGAAGGCATAGGTTATGACAGGACGTACAGAACCGCGCAAACCATTAACAAAACTTCCCGCATCAATACTTCTGTCATGCTCATAAATCCCCTTGGTTTCTGCAATATCAGCTTGCTTGTCTAACTCTTGAAGCTTTAAAGCAGAGCGTTTTTCCATCAACTCCGCTTCCATCTTCATAGTCTCAAGCTTCTGCTTGTGTTCCTGACCGGCCTTGAAGAAGTTAAGGACTTCCGGTAAGAAGCTGGTTCCAAATCCTAAAAGACTTCCTAGTAAACTCATCATGTGCTTAGTTTTCCTTTCGGCAAAGCTTGGCATTTCCACGATACTGGCTTGTAGCCTTTCATGTGTACATGAACGCTTCTAGCCATCTCCATAGCCCTAGCCTCGCACCTTTCGTAAGAGCTATATGGCCCCCTTTGATCTTCTAACTGCCAACATTCTGTCGGCTGGAAAACCATACAAGCGAGAACAAGGGCTTGAAACATATCACTCCATTACTTTTTGCTCATCCATACAGACGTACCCATATAAGCACCAACAATACCAGCACCAGATAAGTAGAATAGATTACTAATGTCACCCAGCGCATTGACACGATCAATATCAACAAAAAACATAGCTACAGTAAACGCACCCATAGATAATAATGTAGCTGTAGCCATGCGCCTCTGGGCAAGCAGCTTACGAAGCTCTGCTTCTTCTTGTTTTATTTCTTTTGCATGGGATAATTCATCATCAGTAATTACTCCATCACCATCGAGATCGTACTGAGAATAAGTTGTATCTTTCTGAAATTTTTTTGTCATATAACAAACGCCTTTGCTACACTAACCATTAGAAAAACAAACAACGCAAATGCCACAGCAATAATCACACCAATTAAAAGAAACTGTTTAACACCTTCTTCAAACTCTCTGTCAGCCTGTATCTTCTTACGTCTAGCTGCGGCCTCTGCTTCTCGCTGTTCTTGGATACGCTTTGCTCTTTCTGCTATAATACCAGCCCATGTTCCATGCCCAAAGCGGAAGTCCACAAGTCTGGCAACTTCAGCTAACTGTTCTGCCGCTAACTTAGCGTCAATGATTTCTTTAGCTACAGTATCAACACCAAACTGATCGCCTAAACCAGTACCAGACTTTTTAGCTCTAGCTTGCTGAACTTGTTTTTCACCAGTAAACAGATCATCTATCTGATTTGCAATCTGCCCTATGTCTTGAACAGTGCTAATGTTTTCTTTAATGAATTTTACGGATTGTTGCACAAGTGCAATACCTGTCAGCACCTCTGCAATTACCATGTCATCCTCGCAAGATCACACTCAATAGCAATAAGATCATAGTACCAGCAGTGCCGATCATAATGTGTTCAATGCGTTTAATACGCAAAATTGTTTCTTTCCAGCGTTCAGCGCAAACCGCCTCATGAGTGTCGATCTGTGATTTAACATCTGTGACAGTTGGCTTGGTCATTATTACGCCTCATCAGGCCAGTTGTTGTCTTGGTTTCTTCGGTCATAGGTCACCTATGCGTAAGGGCTATCACCACAGCAAGAAGGCCAAGCTGCCTTTAGTTCCGCAATGCTAGTTGCACTGTCACCGGCAGTCGGGGCGTCACGCAATGCTTGCTTTGATGCCACGATTGCTGCGGTATCTGCGCCATTTTCTTGCGCTTTCATAAAGTCGGTATCAAGTGCCTCAAGCAGCGGCTTACGAGCTTCACGAACCTTGTCAGCAAAAATCTCTTTGGCTTTTGTCAGGTCTTCTGAAATGACAGAACCATTCAGTACCCAAGCACCACGAAAGTCACGGTTTGCTGGAACGGTAGCAGTTGAAGCGTCAATCTGATTACCGTCCTTATCTACGATGTATGTTGTTACAGCCATTAGTTTCTCCTATGCGGCTAGTTCATCAGATATGCGCCAAGCATTGCGCCATTCTCTAGTCTGCGGTAACTGCTCTTTCTTGCAGATAACCATAGTCGGGCGGTTGCCCTCATTCCAAGTCTCGACCACATGCTGTGGGCAGTCCTTGAGAATTAAATACTCAATTGCTTCTTCCTCAGTCATAGCCTCAACAGGCTCAGTCTGGTGCAGCAAGTATCCACGAGTGTGCTTTTTAAAGTCAGGCTGTGCTTCATCCTTTGCCAGTTCCCAGTACACCCACACAGGTGGTAAGATACCGCCCTGTACCGCACACGCCATCCAGTTCGGGTCAGGCACAAGTATCTTGGCGCACTCATCAACGCTGTCCTCATAGACTACACGATAGTCTGACTGATGCGGCTCAAGGTTTTCCTTTGACCAGCACAGACGGTCAAACAGGTGAGTGCCTTTGAACTGTGGTGTCTGGGTCACGCTAAGTCTCCAAATATTGCAACATGATTATAACTTGCATCGTTAGCAGTAGAACCATTTGTGGTTCTAATTACTGTTGAACCTGTTGCTAAATCAGTAGTTTGTCTCGGAACAGCAATAGTTCCGTTGTTATCACTTTGACCGCCGACAGCGCAGTAATTGGCATTGTTAAAACTGTTCGTGTAAGAGATTGTGAAGATTCCGGGTCCATCATCTACCAATCCGGAGTGATTTAGGCTGTCACGGACTGCTACTGTTCCAGAGCCATTGAAGTCGACCCAATACTTTGCACTACCATTAACAACGTAGTCCGTAGTCAGTGACCCTGCGGTTGAATGGGTCAATGTATCCGCTGCGATTGTGCCAGCCATTATGGTTTCTCCGGCCAAGACACATCATCAAGTGATGTGTAGGTTTGTGTGATGTCACGCAAGGCTTGACGGTATGTTGTTTGTGCAGATGTAACATCAGCCGTGTCTGACAGAACCCAATAATCTGTTTCT